AATGACTTGGAAGAATTGAGAGAATATCTCGATGAAATCAAGTCAGGTGTAGAGGTCCTTGAAAGAGCTGCTGTACATGGAAGGTTGAGACAACCTGAATTCCCGCATTGTCATACGGGAGTTCTGGATCCCGACTATGTACACTCCGCCAGCAAGCCTTTAAACCAAACGGCCGCGAAACCTGAAAAGGGATTAGGGGATGTGAAGATGTCGAAGGCCCAAAAGAAGAGGAATCGGAATAGGAAGAAGAAAGCCGCTGCGGCGGCTGGAACTCCGAACGATGAGAGAACCGCTCCTGCGGGGGCCGAAACCATCGGTTCTGTAGGACCCAAAGAGGGTCCGCCTTCGGATTTTGTGAAGCCTCCATCCTCGTGTCCCAAGGCATAGGAGGCAAAAGGCTACATAGTGGCTATAGGGACGAGAGAAATCTCAAGGTGGAAGTGATGTTAGAAAATGCAGGAATAGATGTACAGCGTGAGACAGCAGGGTTTGCTGCGCCTAAAACGTCTTATGACGCGGAACGGCAATCCCTCTTGAACCATGCTAGTGTGAATAAAGACGTGAAGGCGAACAGACTGTGCCGTGAGGCCGCAAGGATTCTCGCGGACCAGTGTGCTATCGCACGAACTGCTGTACCAAAAGACTGGAAGTCTAGAGACCGGATCAAGGCGGCTATTTTAGCCGTTGATCGGGACTCTAGCCCCGGTTACCCTTTCTTGGTTACCATGCCTGGCAAAAATAACGGAGACGTTATAGATGCGCTGGGTGAGGGCCTTGTGGATATGGTAGTGGAAGCCCTAAAATTCGAGAGGCAATATCCCACTCGAGTTTTTGTGAAGCAGGAACCTCACAAGAAAAGCAAGGTTTTAGAGAACAAGGAGAGACTTATCTCCTCAGTCGGTCTGATTGAACAAATCAGAGACCGCGTACTCTTTACTGCTTTCTGTGACAACTTGCATGCTGCTTACCCAAACATACCGGTTGCTACCGGGTGGGCGGATAAGAAGGGAGTACACTGCTTACTGTTAAATCAGTTCCGCAAATTTATCAAGATGTTGGGTTTGGACAAAGGAACGTGGGATTGGACTGTAAACGAACTGTTTCTCGAGATGCTTAGGTGGTTCATTCTGCTAATGCACACGTATCCCGACGAGGAGACTCGTCACTCATTCGAGTTTTCCGTGAACCGATGGTTCGCGTTGATGTTCGATGAGGGACATACGTTTGTAACCAGTGCAGGTGAATACTTTGTGCAACTTTGGGTAGGTATTTGGAAGTCTGGTATGTTGCTTACTTTGGTTGGAAATGCTATCATGAATGCTTGTGCCAATATCTATGTTCTCCTGAAAATGGGCTATGATGAAGCGACGATTAAGTCGTACAGAATGGCCTCTTTCGGTGATGATACTCTTCAGGAAATACCTGAGGATTTAGATGTGGATGAGTATGTCAGGATTATGCGTACCACCGGGGCGATAATAAAAGACGATGAGAAGATCCTAACCACGGGGTTGCACGGTCAAGAGTTTTGTGGACACGAGATCAAGGAACTCGAGATAAAGCTTCCCTCCTCGAAGCTTCCTTATAAGAAGTATCAGGGGGGACATGGACGAATACGGACCTGGGGCCTGATCCCAACACGTTTGGGGAAAATGCTGGCTAATCTTTTGATAACCAGGGAAGAAGACACATTTGATGCCTTGACATCAGCCAAGATCAATTGGGTTAATGACCGTGCCATTTGGGACAAATTACATGATGTACAAGTCCAGTGGTGCGCGCAAGTACCTGGTTGGGAGGGTTGGGACAAGAATGTCAAATCTTATCTAGAGTGCATGAATATTGCGCACGGGTATGTGTTGGACATCTAGGAGCAAAAGATAGCCCCCCCCCCGCTTGAAGCACAAACAGTATATTAGAGCTTAGATTGATTGATTAGCTCAGTCTCTAAGTGGCATTGTTCAGTCCTGATTTATCAGGAATTTGTTTAAGAATGGCTCGGAAGAAAGGTAATGCAAAAGGTGCAGCCAATCAATCCTCGCGGATCCCGCAGCTTGTACGAAGGCTCGAAGCGCTGGCGAATAAACCGCCGGCGCCTCAGCCATCCGGGAAAAAGAAGAAGCGAAACCGGAATAAGAAGAAAACGAACCGAGTATCTCATGGAGCTACTATGGCTAATTTTCATCCATTCGCTCGTGGCTTTCTTGACCCGTTCGGCGCCAGAGGCGTTCGAGT